TTGCCAACCGCACCGCCAATAGAGCTAATACCCTGACTAATTGCGGAGCCAATCCCCGGAGTGCCGCCTGTATTTACTGTAAAATTCATAATGTTTTACCTACCAAAGCTAGGATATTTATTTCCTGTAATGAAAGTTCTGATCCGTCAATGTCTGACTCGACACCAACGACTACTGTTGATCCGCTACCTGTAGCGTTTAATGCTTTACGTATTATCTGTTGTGACTCAGCCGAAAACTCAGCAATGTTAAATTCAGCTACGTTGTACTCCGCACCTTCTGCCGCCGCAGGAATCCTAAAGGTTACGTTGCGGTAAGACTCGCTAAAGTCATACGAATACTTAATAAAGGCATCAGTGTCGCTTGAGCCAAGAATTGTGGGCTTAATCTTCTTAATAAACTTCAACCTAGAAGCATCACCAAACGTAAGACTTGGGCTGTAGTACCTAAACCTAAATGACTGCCCATTATCCTGATAGCCTGAGTACGTTGATATACCCTGATCGCTACCTATGTACAGCGTGCCGTCATCAAGCCTTTCGTAAGCAGTAAAGACTGATCCGGGCCATTTAGTAACTCGCAATGATCCGTCTTGCAGTGGGCCTCTTAGGTCAAAACAATACGTGTTAGCCCGACCTACAAAGCTAAGCAGGTAAAAGTTTTCTTCTGGGCTGTACACAGACCTAAAGAAATCACTTTCGTTTTGCAGTTCAGTAATGATGTCTTTGGTAATCGTGTTAGATAGGGTTCTAACAGGCATCGACTTTTCTTGAATGGTTCTACCAAAACTTCGTAGGCCGCTGTATGACAGGAACAACACATCAGTCCCCGTGTGTTGGATAGTGTCGCGATCTACACACCCAACACCTGCAACAGTATCGGCTAGGCTCATGGTGGCAGGCGACTGTGCGCCTTGATACACCACAATGCTGTGCTGTCCAAAGATAATAAGAAGGCCGTTATGTGCGGCAAGACCAACGATTTCGTCATAACCGTCAGGCCATACTTTAGTAAGGTTTAACGAGCCAGATGTACCGCCATCCCAGTTTTGACCAATAAGTAAGTCAGACCAATAAACCGTTTGATCATTCTTTTTAGCTGTCCACAGTCTACCGTATGCACCGATAACCTCGTGCCCTTTGGGTATGTCAGCTACAGCAGAGGCGCCTGTAACATCCGACATCTTCTGAACGCCGTCGGTGCTGTTGTTGTAGACCAGAGGCTCTTGGTTGTCTTGGAAGAAGTAGACGTTGTTGTTGAAGTCTATGACCTTCCAGTTGTCTGCGCTAACTGTATAACTACCGGGAGTTGCATCGGTTAACGTAGTAGTACCCGTCATTATTTTGTTGTTGCCAACAGAAAAAATTGTGTACGTTCCGTCTGACTCTTTAAACTGCCTAATGGCTCGGATCTTTTCAGACCCCAGGGCGGTTTTGGTGGTAGTAACAACCTCATAACCTTTACGAGAAGCAATACGTCCACGCTTATCTATGACGGCGTTGTCAGCTACTTCAGCAAAAGACGGGTCTTGAGCTATCGGGGAGTCTTCTGTGTTGATCCCCATAAATGCAGGAGCAACAAGACTGATTGTCTTTAATTCTTGCGCCATATTAGTAGTACCAAACCATCTCTTCTGGGTGCTTGGATGCGTCAAGTGCAACAGCGTCAGACAGGTATCTATCTGCAATACCGAAGTATTCTGCCGTTGATGTACCGCCTGTCTCACCACGCTCTCTTGCAAGCATAGCGACAGCTAAGTGAATAACAGGCTGATGGGGGATTTTAAGGACATCGGTTCCCGCCGACAGATCTGCCTGCTTGATAACCATGTTGAAGTTAAGGGTATAGGCTTTATCAGGAATAGGGAAGATATCAACCTGAGTATCACCATCACTATCTACACCGTTAAAGCTGTAAAAACGAGGGGAGTTTCTTTCTGGTTCATCAATAAGAAACTTTTGGTTGAATTCGTGCGCTGTCCGATACTCCATAAAGAAGTTAGACGTGTCATTTACGACATCAAGTACCTTGCCTCTGTTTTGACTGCCTGTAAGTACATAGCTAAACGTACCGTCGGTGGTAGTTACTGCTAGTGTTTGGCGCAGTGCAGACCAGTCCGTAGCATCTTCGCAAAGTCTTTTGGCATCGTTAACAAAGTCGCCAACCATCAGACTGTACGTTGTTTCATCAATGGTAGTTACCGTGTCTTCTCTAAGACGGCGAAGTACATTGTTAATTAAATCTAAATAAGTCATGTCAAATACTCTCGAAACATTCCCATGATGGATTGTCGCTGGGGCTGACCACCAATAATATTAAGCATTTGGGGGGTTATTCCTCGAACGCTTGCAGTGTAAGGGGTAAATTTAAATTTATTTTGAGACAACAATCCGCCGCCAGTTCCACTGCCGCTTCCGCCGCTACCATTGCCGCTACCTTGAGTGCCTGATCCAGTATCGCCGCTTTCGCCTACACCTGATCCGCCAAGCAAGCCCCCAGTAGTTATAGCTCCAGCAATTACACCTGCGCCACTGCTTGTGTCTGAAACCGTAGATTGCTCAGGAGACTCTTGAGTTTCTGACGAAACAGTTGAATCTTGGCCTGATGTTGTTGAAGTTGGTGTAGTAGTCGTCTGGCTAGGAATAGATGAGCTAGCATCTGTTGGATCTTCGACTGTCTCTGTAGCTTGTCCAGCTCCTGATGAACCGCTTGATTCTGAATCGCCTGTTTGAGATGGAATCGTTCCGGGTTGTTCAGAAATAATGTCAGTATACTCTTCGTTACCAATTGTAGGTATTGTAGAAACTGTATCTCTAAACTCAGAATCAGAATCATCTACGGTTGTGCTTCCCGCATCTATAGGCACAACTCCCTCTGAAGGCTGAATGTCTATTTCGCCCGAAGTTATATCTTCATAACCATCAGAACTCATCTCTGCATTTTGTTCTTGTTCTCCTGTAGCAGATTCAGATTCACTAGACTCTGCGGATTCTTCTTGATCGCTTGATGTTTGAGTTTCTTCAGGGCTTTCTTCTACTACATCTTGAGATGTAGAGTCCCCTCCACCTCCTCCAGCTACGGCGTCTTTAACCTCTTGGGGGGCTTCTTCCGGATCAAACGTAACCGTTACGCCCGTCGCCGGAATATAAACAAAGATATTTTCTCCATCAAAATAAACATCTTGTCTCATTCCCGGATTGTTAGGATTATCCGGATCTCCATAAATAGTTCCTCGATACTCTTCAGATCTTGGCGTATACCCTGTTCCGTAGGTGGGCGCATCTGGAGCATTAGGATTAACAATTACAGAGGGGTCGTAGGCTTCTGGGTTTTCTGTTTCTACCCTGCCTGTTTGCATTGTGCCGTCAGGGTTCAGTACAGCATAAAGCTCTCGCTCTCCGCCTTCCCCCCGATCAACGTAATAGTTTATTGACCCGTCTTCATTTACAACCGCAATTCCGGCGCCGCCTTCTGGGTATGTATATATATTCCCTTCTGCATCACGGATTGTTCCATCTGACGTAAAAACCGCGCCTTCAATGTCTCGTTGGAAAACAGGGTTTCCATTTTCATCTACATAATAATTATAAGAACCCGGCTCAACTCGCTCTTGAGGAACTTCATCAGGGCCTTCAAGACGATCCATTTCTTCAGCAGGATCTAAACGCGCAATACTGTCCATGTATCCAAGCTGAGTAAGCAAATCCTCATTGGACATTTCTACGCCCTGATCATTAAAGTAAGTATCGCCAGAAGAAACATATGGATTAACAACCCCATACACATCTTCTGTTGTGAGACCATCTAAGTTTTGATTTACTTGGTTTTGTATGGCTTGCCCGTCAATGCCAACACCGATGTTTAACATTCCACTGGCGTTAACAGGAAGATTTTGTTGCGCCAACAGACCAGCTCGGTTAAGCCCATAAACACCATAAGGGCTAGTAAGTCCTTGCATGGTATACCAAGGCTGTGCTTCTGGAAGGCCGCTGTAAAAATCTTGACTTAAAAACTCCGACATAATTATTTCTTCCAGTTAGCCAGACCGCGCAGGCCAAACGATGCCGCTACTGCCGCACCTAAAAATCCTTTGTACCATTCAGGCATAGCTTCTAATGCTTCAAAACCACTCATTACTACAGGCACCATATCGGGAAAGAACGCCAGCACACAGGGCACCGAAAACAAAATTGTGAACCACTCGTCCTTCCATGAATTAGCGGAGTTAGTCGCATGAATGTTTTCCCAGTTACCATCCTGCTGGATAGCCACCATCTTGGCTTCGTGTACTGCTTTCTTTTCTTCAGCCTTACGCTGAAAGTACCCGCCAACTAAACTGGTTATTGGGCCGATCAATGCCTGCATCATCGCGCAAACTCCAATATTGCAATAGACAAAAGAATCATGGTTCCAATAACGCCGAAACCACTAGCCATCATTTTTTCTAAACGATCAAACCGTTTGTTATGCTCGTCTAGTTGCATTTGAATCATTTCGTAACGAATACTGCACTCGCGTTCGTGTGATTCTAGTCTTGCTATTGCCTGCTCTAAGTCCGTCATGTCTACCCCAGTGGATTTGCCACAGAATCAAGTCCGTCCCATAGATCATCTATTTCTTTTTGAATCCGTTTCATCCGTTCGTCAATAGAATTTAAAGCTTGAAGCCTGTTTTCTATCTTTAATACCGCCTCTGCGTTAGACATTTCAACGGCAGAAACCCTGTCTCGCATATCTAAAAGCTCTTTCTGGGCTTCCATAATGGCAGTTAGGTTAGTGCCAAGCTCCGCTAATTTTGCTTGTAAACCACGTACATCATTGTCGTCCATAGCCTGTTGCATGTTGGCTATAGCTACCTCGTACTCCTGAAGCGCCTCATTCGTCCTCTCAATGAGATTATCAAACTGGGTACCCAACACCCTGGCCTCGGCTCCAGCGTCCACCACGGCCTTTTCCTGGGCTTCTAGGCGGCGAAAAAACTCTGATGCCGTCC